CAACATTTAATTATACATATAAAAAGAAGCCCCGCTTTCGCGGGGCTTCCTTAAATCTATTCTAACTTAGATTAGAGAGTGTTTAAACCACTTACATAAATCTTAGCATAGAATTCAGGTCTTACGACTTTCTTAGCGTAACGAGTTAATAGACCTTTACGTGGGGTAAAGGTATCAGGGTCGTACACTAGCGGAGTCATAATTAACGGAATATAAGGAGCAAATACAGCACCTGCTTCCAAGAACTGACCACCTCTGAAACCTAATAGGATAGTGTTTTCAGTCATGTATGGGTTCTTGTAAACCTTATATCTACCGTTCATGGTACCTGCTTTCTGTACACCGAAGGCGTAAGACATCTTAGCGGCATCACCATCTGAGTTTGAAGCAAATCCAGGAATTGATTCAAGGATAGTTGCTACAGCTGGGGAGCATACTAAGAAGTTAGCACCACCTCTTAAAGTCTTCTGGTGGATAACGTTGCTTAGTTTTTGGATCTTAGTACCTAAGGTTTGGAACCATTGACCTTGGGTGTTGAAGAATCCTAAATCAGCATCTACAACACCAGTTGAAGCAATTGAAAGGTTGTTAACTGCTGACCAGTACTCAGTTCCAGCTGCTGCTGAATCAATTAACATATCAAGAATTTCGAGGTCAATCTCTAATGAGATATACTCGCTCATGATACTTGTTAATTCAGCTTCGGCATCTAATGCATGATATGCATTAAGGTCCTGAGCAAATTCTGGTGTCCATACAGCCTTTAGCTTTCTTGTTTTAGCAACAATAGCCTCACTCTTCATCTGGATGTTAATCTCAGGAATGGAGATTGGGTTGTTGAGGCTGTTTAATGATGTGTTACCATCTTCAAAATCACCTCTGTTGGCATCAGTTGGTTGTAAGCTGTAGGAAACATCTACGTTACCAATTGGTGAACCTGCATCTGAAGCTGAAACAACGAATACTACATTTGCCCCAGTTAATCTAGTAAATGCTGATAATTGGATTGGAGTTGCTGAACCAGAGAATAACTGGAATGATCTAACGGCTTCTTTATCAAGGTTTGGTAATGATGAAGTGCCAACAGTAACAGTCCAGTAATCACCAGCAGCTGCAGAAGCAGAATAGGTTGAATCAGCACCCATATCAGAATACCAGTTTGCAGAAGCACTAGTTGCTGGAACAGTTGAAGCGGTATTGTTGATTGAGAAACCGAATCTACCAGCTCCATAAGCACCCCCAGTGTTGGTGTTACCGAATGGTAAGTTACCACCAGTATCACCGTACATTGAATCACCAGCGGTGAAAGGTGATTTAGTAGTACCATACTGGAAGTCTAGGTAAAATACAAGACCTGAAGGTAAGTTCATTGGCTGAACTGAAACGAATTCTTTAGCTGCAATTTGTCCAAAGATTTTTCTAACCAATGGAAGAGCAACACCTGCCCACTGGGCACCTGTTCCTGCAGTAAAAGTACCAGCTCCAGCACCCCCACCAGTTGTACTAGCTTCGGTAACTAATTGCTTAGCTTGGTTTTCGAGAATCATGGCCATATGACCTTTTTCCGCTTCACCGGAAAGTTGTTCAAGTAGGCCAGTTTTTTCCCATTTTGAGGCTAATCTAGCAGCATCAGACTGTAGAGTCTGGTACTGATTAGCGCTCTCTAAAAGAGAATTTAATTGACTCATAAGTTTATGAATTTAAAAAGTTAAGTTTAAAAATTTTGTTAGTTTAATCCAGCTAACTTCTGGAATCTAGCAACCATATCGTTAGATTCTACAATTGGTTTTTTAGCTTGTGGTGTGGTACCTGCACTCTTTGAAGCAGAACCTACAATACCTTCAGAAATTGATTTTTTCTTTAAGTTGTTTGTAGATAAGCTTTCTGATAGTGTTTCATAAACAAGTTTTACTTCGTTTACTGTGGTAGCCTTATCAAAAGTTTCTAAAATTTTAACCTTTTGTGCATCATTTAATGATTTTGATCTAAAGATTTTATTGGTGTATAGTAACTTAGCGTTTAAAAGATTTACTTCTTGGAGTTCTGAACGAAGACTCTTGATAGCTTTATAAGCTTCTTTTAAATCATCTTTCATTTCTTCCATTTCTTCTTTTTCTTCGTCTAATTCACTATATCCTTCTTTGGTAACTTCAGGTTCTTCAGTTTCATCGCCCTCAACATCTAAGTCAAGTTCTATGTCTCCTTCACCTTCAGCTCCTTCTTCACCTGGTTGTCCTTCACCGGCTTCTAACTCACCAGCTTCAACCATATCTTTAATAACTTCTTCAACGAATTTGGTTAGATCCTCTTCAGACATTTCTTCGATGTCAAAGGTTTCTTCTTTTTCACCTTCTTCATCTTTTTCATCTTCCTCAGCTTCTTCGTCTTCTTTAGCTTCGGTTATTTCATCTGGGTTTTCTTCACTAAGAGCATCTAATTCAGCTAGAATTTCCTCTAAACTCATTTCTTCTTCCTCAGGATCTAAACTCATTTCTTCTTCCTCAGGATTGTAATAGTAGGGTATTTCAGGTCGATCAAAATTTTTCCCCCTTTCATTCCAGTCTGTATTTGGGTTGTCAAAATAAGTTTCATCATCCATTTCAGCCATTTTGTCTACTGACTTGTCATAACCTTCATCTACATCTTCGGCTTCATCCATATCTTCCATCTCTTCTAGCCTTTTAGCTAGCATGGATCTTAGTTGTGGAGTAAAAGCTTCTTCTAAGGCAACTTTTGCATTTGCAATAGCAGATTCTTTCACAGCCTTTGCATCGGCAATAGCCTCTTTTAAAAAATCTCGATTCATATTTCCAAAAATTTACTTCGGGAACTACGCTTATTAAAGAAACGTAATAAAAATTAATGCGTAGAGAGATGTCATATATCACATGACATATTATAGTAATACATATAGCAAAGGCAATCAAAAATCGCCTCTGCCGTAAAAAAAAACGCTCTCTTTCGAGAGCGTTTAATTTTAGGATAAAAACCCTAAAAAAGGAAGGGAGGGGTATTATAAATCTTCTAAACCAGTATCATCTTTTCTTAAATCTACCTTAATTTCATCAAAAGTATCTTGAGCCCAACGTTTTTGTTCGGGGGTAAGTTTATTCTGAATTAAATTATCAATGTATGGAATAAACTCTGATTCTGGGAGTTTGTATAGATCTGATAAGAAGTATTCTCTTTCACGTGCATCTTCAGAACCATATTCATCATATAATCTGTTTAGAGCGTCATATATAAATTTACCATAACGTATATCTTCAGGTTCATTTGTTGATAAGTCTGTTGTTTTTACAATATCTTTATTACGTTCTACATCTGAAGAAAATCCTTGTAGAGATACTATTTCATATAAACCTTTAATTATTTCTTGTAATAGGATGGGAAATATTAAAGCTTTAGCTTTTATTATAAATTTATCTTCAGCTTCATTGTATACAGCTTCTGATTCACCACCATTGGTTTGTTGATTATTAGCAAGCATCGCTAACATCATAGCTATGGTGTTATCGTCATCATATATTCCGTATGCTAAATTTAATAACTCTCCATATTTTTCAACCAATTGTGGTGATATTTCGTCTAATTTATTTTTAAATAAATGGAAAGCAAATGAACCACGAATTGCTGCTCCTTGTGTAATACTATTAATTAACCTTCTTTTGGCTTCCCCTCCCACAACATCTGAACCTATTGAAAATGAATTTAATAAATCATCAATATTATCTACATTTTTAACAGGAGTTTCATCTTGTGTAATCTCAATGTTAATATTGTCTGTAAGTTGAGCTTCAATTTCAATAGCATTATCTCCAATAATACCATATAATTCTTTAACTATATCTACGGCAAGCTGTTCGAGTTCTTTTCTATATGGTTTTTCTATTTCCATTACTTCTTGAAGAATAGACATAGATTTCATCATAGCTCCTCTAACATCACCTGAAATCATTTGTCGAAGGCTATCTGCAGATTGTTTGGATAAACTCTGCATTGCCTTAGGAGATAAAATATCCTTATAGGAAACTTCTTTTAGGCTTTTCATTGTTTTTTTCCTTTTTCATATCTTTGAATGATTTTATCTATCATAGCTTCAGTAAAATAAGCTTTAGCTGGTCTTTTTTTAGGAGCTTCTTCTGGGGTCGTACTTGGAGTTAATTTACGACGACGTTGGGGAGGTCGGGGTTTGGTATCAGTATCAGGAGAGGTATTGGGTTTAGGTTTAGTAATAGGTTCTTTTGTTGTAGTTTCTTCTTGTAATAGAGATATAATTTCTTCTCTAATAAGTTCTTTTAATTGTGATCGTTTCATAATGTTTATTTTATTTATCTAATAATTTTGCCTTTTATAAATCCGGTAGGTCCAATCATATCTTTTATCTTTTCATCAGATTTTTTAGCGAGAGGAGTATTTGCTAAATAAAGATTACCTTCCACTTTTAAACCTTTAGGTAAAGATGTAAGATTTTTACAATTATATAAATCAAGAGAACCTCCCACTTTTAAACCTTCAGGTAAAGATGTAATTGGGGTATTTCTTAAATAAAGATCACCCCCCACTATTAAATCATTAGGTAAAGATGTAATTGGAGTGTTTGATAAATCAAGATAGCCTCCCACTTGTAAACCTTCAGGTAAAGATGTAATTTTAGTATTTGTTAAATCAAGAGAACCTCCCACTTGTAAACCTTCAGGTAAAGATGTAATTTTAGTATTTATTAAACTAATATAACCTCCTACTTGTAAATCTTTAGGTAAAGATGTAATTGGAATGTTGTTTAAAAAAAGATGACCTTCCACTTTTAAACCTTTAGGTAAAGATGTAAGATTTTTACAATTATATAAATCAAGAGAACCTCTTACTGTTAAACCTTCAGGTAAAGATGTAATTGGAGTATTTTCTAAATCAAGATTACCTTTTACATTTAAGTCCTTAGGAGTGAGAGTTTCAGGAGCATAGATGAGTTTGGTTTTAAAAGGAATGGGTCTGCCCTCCTTATCCTCTAGAAATTTGAAGAAATTGTAAATGTTGGGTTGCATGCTCTACTTTTGGTTATAAATATTACAACTTTCTTTTTACTTTGGTTTTAAATTCAGTAAAAATGGGAGAATGTTTAGGGTTTTCTAAATCAAATAATCTTTTAACTGTTTTAAAAATATCAATATTTTCTTCTTGAGAGCGAGAAGATTCAAACATTTCCCACCCTTTACCTTGCATTTTACCTTTTACAGCTTTTCTTTTATTAGATTTTAACCATAAAATTCCCAACCTATCTACTTTTTTTCCAAAACATTCTTCATAACATTTAGCGTAGACTGCAGCTTGCAATTCATATGTTGTTTGTAGACTGTTAGATGTTTTTAAATCTATTACCCACAATTCATTATCAATTTCACACACCAAATCACAAGTACCTGCAACCTTTAACTCATCTGAAAATAGATGAACTTCAGTTTCAATTAACGTGGGGTTATATTCTTCCCACCAATCAACAAATCTTAAGAACATTTGCCAGACATCTGGGTGGTATTGAGGTTTATTCCATTGATTTAAAAAATTTAATTCCTCTCCTAGAAGATAAGCTTCAGCCATTTCATGCACTTGGGTTCCTTGCTCTGCTGCTTTCTTTACTATGTGTTCTGAAGAATAACCTACTTTTTTTAACCAGTCTTCAAAATATGCTCCTTTAGGATAATAACCCAAAACATATGTTACGGAAGGGTAATATTCCCCGTTTCTTTTATAGTAACGAGAATCGGGAAGAGTTATTTGCTGGGCATCTTCTGATATTTCTAATATTCTATTATATGATTTTTTAATAATCTTTTTACTCATATCAACTGCAATTTTCGTTCTAAAAATTGATAAGGAGATAATGGAAGACTTGTTTGGATTAATTCTGTAAATTTAAAAAAACCCATCTCACTAGGATCTTTACTATTTGTTTCTACTAAATAGACCTCCTTACCTTCATCCATAAGCAATTCAGCAAACTTTAAAGCCTGATTTAAAGCATCTGAATCTAAGGCGATATAAATTTTTTTTACTTTTGATAATATTATCTTTTTCATTAGGCTAGATTGTATGTTTTTTCCCAAAAGAGGAATAGCATTGCGTTTTATAGCAATGGCATCAAATATACCCTCACACAAAATGATAGGTAAATCCCAATTTATATATAGTTCAAAAGGAACAATATCTCTTGATATTTCGGGGTTTTTATATTTTCTAAATGGTTTCTTTTCAAAGGAACGGGCTGTAAAATAATTTAAATTCCCAAATTCATTATATGAAGGTATTATTATCATATTAGCATACTCTCCATATTCACAATACCCTATATTATATTTTATAATGTCTTCGTCTGTTATTTTCCGATTTTTTAAATAAACATAAGCATGTTTTGCTATAATATCATTAGGAAGAGGATAAAGAGCCACAAATTCTTTTGGTAAAGAAAGGGTTTTTGATGTTGAAAAAGAAATATAATCTTCTTGAGAATTTAAAAGTTCCTTTAACTGAAGAAAATGTTCTTCAGAAGCTCCTATTTCTTTAAACAAAGTAGAAATCTTACTTCCTCTTTTATCACACACCCAGCAATGCCAAGGGTTAAGTCCCTTTTTATTTTGGGTAAAATTTATTTCTAATTTAGGTTTAGTGTGGTTACAAAAGGGACAGTGGTGGGCCTGGTTTCCTCGGGCAGTTCTCTTTCCCACACCCATTACACTATTTACTAGATTTATAAGCAGTTCGTTTACCATATCTATTAATATAATAAACTTTTTTTAGATTTCAAAATCTTTGGTGTAAAAACTTCCTAAAATGTTATTATTGAAATATTTGTTAGAATTTTCTAATACATTATATTCAAACAAATATTTTATTTCATAATAAGTTAATAATTTTTTGTTAGGTGCTAATTTCAATATAACTTTTTCAAAATTGGAAAGAGGCTCAGTATTAACTATTTCTAGTAAAGGTTTACTAGAACCCCAATATACCTTCCAATCCGATTCTTTAGTTGTGTGTTTGTAGGTGGGTTTTCTCCCCCTAACCCCCTCATGTAACTTTAATTCTTTTTTTGTTAATTTAATCTTGCGATTATGATACAATGCCTTTTTACCTATATATGATTTTTGAGAAGGTAAATGGGTTATTATATAAACAAAACCAAAAGTGTTAGGAGGAAATTCTGATATGTTTGTTATATCTTTATTATTATATTTCCAATTCATTACATATCTATATTAACAACAATTGTGGTATCTGTAGTTTTAGATTTAGGAATAGGTAATGACAATTTTCCTACAGCTACTAATTCTTGATTTTCATTATATAGTCCTATAGTTGTAATATAAGGGTTAAAATCTGAACCCGTTACAAAATCTTTATAAGAATAATCTTCACTACCTGATAACAATGTTGGGTTTGTAGAAAACAAAAACTCATTTTCTCTAAATGTACATCTATATTGATGTTCGTTTATAGTATAGGATGATGAAAATGAAATTTTTAATTTATTTAAAGATGGAGAACCAGCTCTGGCTATATCATAGGTTATTAATCGACTTGAACCTGAGGTTAATACTGCAGTACCATGGGCATAAAATATTTGTCCTACAACATTTCCTGCAAATTCAGATTCTGAGGATTCATCTCCGTATGAGCCTGTACCATATGAACTTGTACCATATGAACTAGCACTTGTAGCAGGGGAAAACTCATTTGCAAGTAAGTTACCTTCCCCATCATCTATTATTCTGTAATACTTGTTAGTACCTAAAGCATAACCACTGCCTGTATAGATTAATTCAAAGCTATTGGGAACAATGTTTTCACCATATAATTTAGCAGGTATTGAAAATACCCCCACAAATTCATTAGATTCTGTTGTTTGGGTAGGAAAATATCTACTTTGGGTTAAATCTGTTTGTAGATAATTTTCAAATCTAGGAGCACTAGTTATACCTGTATAATCTGTATCTTCTTCTGTTGCTCCTGGGATTAAACTCCTAGTAGGAACTGAATCTCCCATTTGGGAAGATGAATAGTTTGTGTAGTATAGCTGTTTTACACTATTAAATACAGAATTTAAAGAGCGAGTAATTAAAAACCCTAATTCATTGTTAGCGGGATCATCATACTCTATATCTCTTCCAGTATGAATGTCTATACCTACATTAGAGGATGTAATAGCATTTCCAGTAAAAGAAAATCCCCTAGTTGTATGGAAGGGTGTTATTGTAACATCCTTGGTTGTAAATTGTTTGAAAGCGGCCATTCATCTTAATAATCTAACTTCACACGAACAAGTAACTCCTTAGTAAAGTTTTTAGGGAGAGGTCGTGACAACTTAGCAACAGCTAATAATTCTTGGTTGTCATTATATAAACCTATAGTTGTGATGTATGTTGTTGGATTATCAATAAATAAATCATGTATCACTTCACCTGTTGAACCTGATATAAATGAGGGGTTTTCTGAGTAGTTAAATTCTGAGTTTCGAGCCCTAGCAAATATATAATCTGAAGATAGAGTTTCTTCGCTATTTAAGGTCCATCCTAAACTAGCATCCCCAGCGGTTTTAAAAGTATTATAGAGTTTTTCGGGGTTATCATCAACTGTATTAGCATTTCTTCCAGTACCTAATAAAATACCTCCATCAGCTCCAGCTCCATCTAAAGCTTTACCGTTTAATAATAAAGTGCCAATATCGGGTAAAAATAAACCATATGAGCCTGAATTAGCAGAATATCCATTTGAATTTACACCTGTAAATACAGCACCTGCTGAACCTGAAACTAAATCATATACTCTACCTGCATCTGTAAATGTTACAGTAGATTTTACTAAACTATTATCAGTTAATGACAATTCACCACCTGAACCTGATAAATGTAGTGTCATTGTGCCCGGTAAAAGTTTTTCTTTATATCTAGCTCTTTCAACTGAGATAGCATAAAAATATGAACCCGTTTCAGTACCAAACACAAAAGAAGCATTTTCATCTCCCAACACTAAAGTTCTATATTGTCCATAATTAGTTCTAGTGGGGGAAGATCCAGGAACTAAAGCGTTATAATACTCACTACCACTACCTTCAACATCACAATATGCTATACTAAACTGAACTGCCGCTGATGTTGCATCAGATGAAGTTTGGTATATGTCATAGTAATATTGACCTTGACTACTTGCTACTTGAGTAGAAGAAGTAAAAAATGTAGTTAAAGTAGGAGAGTTATTACTCCAAGCAGGAGCTGTAACAGAATCGGAGCTGATTACTATATCTTCAGGGTCTAATCTTTTAAATGCCATATTATGTTATTTTAAGCTGTAACTGTAGCTGTTGTTTTAGTGATTTGAACTGGGATTTGTAAACGGGCTCCACTATCTCTACCTACAACACTTAGGGTTGCATATAGTGCTGTATTAGTTCCAAATAAAGTGTTTACGCCTGTTGCTCTTAAACTCAATGAGGTTCCTATTACTGTTTTAGATACATTAGTTCCAAATGTTTGGGTTGAATTTAAAGCTTGAGCATTATCTGTATTAATCCCAGTTCCATTAAATGTGCTAAATAATCTAACATCAGAAACAGTAAAGGTATAACCTGAAGTTTCAAATGTTTGAGTATTATTTAAATAGTTTAGGGTTTGTGGGGTAATCGTTAATTGAGCTGTTTGGGCTAACTTAACATTTGTTAATCCTAAATCAATAATAGGCATTTTAGCAGTACCCCTAGGTAGTGTAGTTAACTTATATTTTAATATTTGAGTCTCATCTGGAAATGCTTCTAATAAAGGCATGTTTTCAATGGCTTCCCCATAAAAAGCAGAACCTGAAGGGTGAGATGGATTATATAAAGTATAATCTATTTCATCATCTGATAAGGCAAATTGGGTAATTCTAAAAGAACCATCACCCCGTGCTAAAAGTTCTCTACCCTTTTTAGTAAGGATGGCATCTATAGTTACGATTTGATTATTTAAATATCCCATGTATTGTATTTTTTATTATAAATATATTAACTTAAATCTTTAATTATATCTGATACTTCTTCTTTTTGTCTAAATGATAAATCTCTAGGAATTATATATCCAGGTCTAATAAATCCATTTATAGAACCTGTAGTTGGAATATCAGTTTTTACTATCACCCTTTGATCGTTCTCTACCATTCTATATATTGTAAAACTACCCGAATCCGATATGCCACTAACAGTTGATGGTAAAGGAGTTACTTTAAATGTATCATATAAAGGTAAACCTGATAGTGTTCCTGTACTAACTCTTGAAGATGTAACTTCAGTTACAGTAAATTCTGTGTTTGTAGAACCTGAAGGTCCATTATATGAATATCTAATAATATCTCCTCTTTCAACAATGAGTGGGGTTTGGGTTTCTATGTAATAAGTTTCTAAATTAGATTGATTAGGAGAAAATGAAAAATAATTATTGTTGTCATTTTCATCAAGCGCACTCCAAAAACTTATATTGTTTTTTACAATATAATTATAACTATGGTAAATTTGAAGAGCACCATCAGTGTATACTGGAAGACCCCCTAAGTTAAGAGTTGCAGATGTACTAGAGGTAATTTTAAAATTATCATTATCTATTATTAAAAAATTACCACTACTAGTAGCAAATCCATTATCCGTTGGAGGAGAAACAGTACCTAAAGAACCGGTTTTATAATAAAAATAAAGATCATTTACTCTATTATCAAAAGTAGCGAACTTGTCTTTTTCATTAGAAACTAAAGTTTTATATTCAATCCCAGGAAATAAAATATCTAATGGAGTATTTTCAAGCATTGGGTAATCTTGCCCTATAATAGTTGAAGATGGTTGATCTTTATATGTTAATTGTCTTCCTTGTTCAAAAGTAGAAATATTAGTTATCAATAATTTATTATCTGATATTGGGGTTAATGTATTATTAACACCATCTACACTTTCTCCAGTTTGGGCTAATTGTTTACTTGCAGGAATAAATTTATCTAAAGCAAAAGTAAAAGTTCCAAATTTTTCAGTGTTTTCTTTTCCTAAGGCAAATCTAGCAAAATAAATTGGGTTTTTGTCTATAGCAGCTACCTTACCATATGAAATATCTCCCCTAGTATAGGTGTTATAATCAGCACTGGATAGTTTAGAGCCTAAATATTTTGATCTTATTGAGCTTATAGCTGTATAGTTGCTATCAGGCACTTGAGCTTTAGTAGCTGTTCCATCTAAAATAGCTAATCTATTTACAGGTATGACTGAACCTTCTGAGTAATCAACTTCCATAATATACCCACTGGGTCTATTATCATTGTAGTTATTGATTAAAGCATCATAATCACTACCGTAAAAAGGAATATCAAATAAGGGTTCTAATATTACTAATATATCACTTGATGAGATATTAGATCCTGCGAAATCAGCGGGATCAAAAGCGGATGGACCTGGGGCTGGTAGACCATATGCTGAAGGAACCCCATAACTCCCCCCAACATTTTTTACAACATTAGCAAACTCTAAATATAAAGTTAAATTTGTAATATTTACGGTCATTGATTGGGGAAAGGCTACAATACTACCATCAAGTTTTCTCCCAATCATTTTTAAAGTAAATTCACTTCCTGAAGGGGCTAAATCCGCTCTAAAAGAACCTGAAATGTCTATAGAAGTAGGGTTGGTAGGGGAAACACTTACATATGTTGGTTCACCCCCACCATCTATTGTAGTATTGTTTCCAAATAAAGATCCGTCAGCCGGAGAATCAGAACCTGTAGGATTTAAAGCAAATCCTCTAGTCCCATTTATCATTGCAAATTGGATGTATCCTGCTCCCCCTCCTACTCCACCATCAAGAGAACCTGATAACCTCCATTGGAGAGTTTTATTAGGCATTTTACCAAAAGTGTATGTGGTAGTATTTTGATCCCATGAATCATCTTCTACAGGATCGCTTGATGTTCCTCCATCAAAAGGAACAGTTTGGTATATGGGGTTTCCTGCTAAAGGAATATGATAAGAAAAATTTTTACTAGAAATAGATGCTGAAAATATAGGGTAATTATCTATATTGTTGTCTTTATTAGGGGTAGTAGTTGTGGGTAATACTTGAATTTGGAAATGGTCGGAATTTTCTACAATATCTAAGATTATAAATTCATATACAGTACTGTCACTATATTTTATAGTAATAGTACCAAATTCTTCTAGAGCAGAAATATTAATACTATTTCCTAATCTATCAAGTTTTGAAACTTTTAAATAACTTGTTCCTAATGTCGAAAGAGGCATGTTATGTTAATTTATTATGATATGCTACCTAATGGGATTTGGAACCCACCATCTCCATATGTTACTCCGTAATAATTAGTAGTAGAAGTTGGAATTATTGTACCATCTACCAATTTAATAGCATTATATTTATCATTTATCTGAATATGTATGTGCATTTGACCATCAGGCATTCCACCCCCAATCCAATTATCAACATCATTAAAACTGCTAGTGTATAAATATAATTTATATGGGTTGGATTCACCTCCAAATAATAAGAAAGGATTATCAAATAAAGACTGGGTAGTTACTGTTAGTGTACTCCCACTAAATTCTCCATCATAGAATTCATCTTGATAATCTTGAGTTTGGTTTACAGAACCAGATATTGTAATAAAATTTTCTTCCCAAGATTGGGTTATAGGAATTTGACCAAATGAAGCTGAGCCTGGGTTTCCTGTTCCCCAATTTATAGATGTAGGTCCATAATAGTTAAATCTTTCTAAAACACCGCCTGTTCCTCCTGAACATCTACCTACCCCAATACTTGAAGTTAATTCCAAATTTTGAAATTCTATTGGGCTATTATATCCAGTAGAAGGTGAACCTACAAATACTGAACCTGTCTCTGGGGTAGTGGCAATTTTAGTGATTGTGCTTGCTGGTGGGGTTCTATATCTATTTCGCTCAAGCATATGTTGTTTGATAACAATACCTGTATTAACTTTAGTACGAGCAGGTACATATGCTTTGATTGATTTAAATAATGAATTGTCAATATATTTTATTAATCTAATATAATCATATATATTACCTTGACTATATTTCTTAAAATAGTCATATGCTATTCTTTTTAATTCAGGATAATAATCTAAAGATTCAGAAACAAATCTAGGATCCGAAATTGAAGGAGAAATAGCACCAAACCCATAAGTAGCTATAATATCATCATTAATCTCATCCTGTGGAGAAAAAGCCACCTCTAAACTTGTTATGTCTTCAGTATAGCTTTGACTTATCTGATATTTTTGTTGTAGACTTCTATAGGCTGATAAAGTATTACCATAAAAATCCATGTTTGGGGCTTGGATTTTATTTGTAATTCGATTTCTAATACCCATAGAGGGTTGATCTAATAAATATGCTTCTCTATTGGCTCTTAAAGCTGATCCTGTATAATCACTAATGAGAGTATAAAAATAGTAATCACTTCCTGATGTTGTTAATCCACTATCAATAAAGGATTGAGTAATTACTAAAGAAGCAACTCCTGCTATTGCAGGATGGAGGGAAGTTAAAGTAGTTGAAGATGCAACTCCTGAGCTGGTAAAGTTAAATTCTAATTCATTACCTAGGGGGGCTCTAAAGTTTACAATATCAAATGAACTTTCTGAGCCTGTAATTGAATTACCTTCAATACTTTCAGGATTCATTACAAAATCATTAAAAGTAACTTCAGGGATATCGTTTGAATAATATCTAAATTCTTGGAATGAGCCTGAAAATAGATAATCTTCATTACCTATAGTATAACTACCTACAGTAGAACCTGAAGGATTTCCTCCTATATAAACTCCACCTTGAGTTATATTAGATGAAAAATTATTCCACGAAGCGTTTAGGGATGAACTTGTAGAACCATCAACAACAATACTTGCACTACCCTCAAAACCTATGGAGTTTCCATCAAATCCATTGTAAATTTTATTCTTGGCATATAATGTATATGTTGTTGTATTGGTGTTTATACTTGCGGATACATGTTGATCCCTTTGAAGCAACACACTCCACCACCCTTTATCAAAAAATGGAAGATACACGTCATTAGACACAACTGTACCACCCTCGGCAGTAGATCCAGACAAATAAAATCTTAAAACTCCATATTCACTATAATCATTTGTATACGAACCTGAATATGAGCCAGTATTAGAACCTGTATAATATAATGCTATTCCAAAATCAGCTTCAGTACCTGTATCAGAATCACGTTTTACAATTAAAGATTGGGTAACAAAACTACCTGTAGGAATCCCAAATGTTTTAAATCTAAAAGATAAAGCATCTGGGACTATAAGTTCATTTTCTGTAATATAGTTTCTATGAAGAGGCGCCCAAGGAACTCTCACATATGTAGATCCTGTGGTTTCTCCTTCAAGATTAGGGCTCCAAGCTTTACTAAACCTTTGATACCAATAATCATAATCATCTGAATTGTCTTGGTTTTTACCCCCAAACTCATTGATTCTTAAAATTGTATCGGGGATACCCCAAATATTAATTAATTGCCTTAAACCAGCAACTGTACCTTTCTTTTTAACAAGATAGGCCATGTTGTGGTATAAACGTTTGTATATTTCTTTACTGACTTTATCAATTGGGTAAGGAAAATTATCATTAATATCTAATGTAGTACTACTACCACTTACATTAATGGCGATATAATCAGTAATTAACTCACTACCTGTTGGGGGCAAATAACTTCCACTGTCTTCACCTAATAAAGCATAGTATATGTTGGTACTATTAAAGTTATTACCATACACCTCAAATCCTAAAGATCTGATTACTTCTTGAACTAGCTCTAAAGGGGCTCCCTCTTCTAAATTATTGGTTGTATTTAATTTTTCAGTAACAGCTTTAGTATATAACCATACCTCATCAAAGTGCTGACCCACCATGTTAGCAAATTGGGTATAGTTATCATTTTCACTATCTTCTTTAATAAATTCTGGAATGGTATACCATAGCCAGTTTTGATTTGAATAATCGTATAATGAGGCTGATAGTAAAATCCCTCCATAATATGAATTATTTTCAACATCGCTTCCTAACCATTCTAATACTTCAGTACTACCTGTGGGATATAAAGTATAAGGAGACTCAGTATTTGATTTAGGCCAAGCAGATGAACCTGAAGTATAGTATAGGAAATAATCGTAACCATCAAAATTTTTAATAATAGTTTCAATTCTATTTTCCAATATAGCTTTACTGCCTGAAGTTTCAGTTGAGGCTGAGGTAGGACCTGTAATACTATTTAAAGTATTTAAGTCATTTTGATATGTTTCAATCTGAGATACTTTTGTATAAAAATTTAGTATTCTTTGTTTAGCTGAAGAAAAATGTACAAACTCATCAAAAGTATCATATGAATAGTTTGGAGTAATAGATACCCCTTGCTGTTCTAATTTATTCTGTAACTGTTGGTATGATTGGGAAGATAATGTACCTAACAGATCTCTTTTAGATAAAAGTTCCGTTGAATTATTTCCAAAGTCTTTTATTTCTAAGTTAGTGTTTGGACCCCTTAAATACGTTACCGGAGGTACAAAAATCTCAGGTGGATATTGAACTTGATATACTACAGATTCTGCTACTTTTGTAGCAACATATATTTCACTTCTTAAATCAAATTGAGGAGGAAGTGCATCATATAATTTAACTAGGATAGAATATGATTCAGCATCCGAAATATCTAGTTGAATGTTTACACCAATATTATAAACATTATCAAGTGAGCATACATAAAATTCATCAAAGTATCCAGCAGAATCTAATCTTAATCTAAATTGATCAAATGATGATGCCATTTCTTCATTTGAAATAAAATTAGATTTTAATCTAATTTCTGTTCTATCTGAAGAAATTTCAGCTATGTAGTATTGGTTTGTGGGAGAAGAAAATAACTCATAATTTACAAAATTATAAGTAGCATACAGAGCTCCCACATCAAACCCTCGATCATAAACATCTCTTAGGGGATCTAAATCAATAGTATTAGTATTGGTTAAGGATGTAGTATCTGTATTTTCGGTAATACTCCAATCTTTAAAATTGAATTCTGAATATATTAAACTTCTATTAAAGTCATATATAAAAAATTCAACTTTATTTATTTCGGGATCAAATGAACTTTCTATATCAAAACTAGGTATTTGGGTTTGATCTGCAAGTTCAAATCCTTCTGAAAAAAATTCAGCAGGGCTTATAGGCGTTAATATAGAAGCAGATGGATAACTCATACAAGTGATCTTAATTTAGATTGCTGTGTTGAACTTTCAGCCAATCTAATCAATAGGTCTGTATTTTCTTGTCTTAATTCTAGGTTTTGTTCTCTTAAGTCTGCAATTTCATCTAACAAAGCCTGAATATCTGTTTGGTTTTGTTGAAAATTGATGTATTCACTACTCTTTTTTATTAAATATTCATGGGTGTTTACATCTCCATTTTTGGGGATTTCATAAAAGATATTTTCATATATGGTAAAAAAATCTTCTACCCCAGCCAAACTAGAATCAAAAAAAGAAGGATCAGGTTGGTTAGTATTCCCTAATTCAGAAAATGAAGTATTAACTGTATTTCCAAATTTAGATTTATCAAATACCTGTTTGTTTAATTTAGTTTTTTCCATTACCCTTTAGCTACTTTAAATATTATATTTTCATCCCACACTTTAGTATTACCTCCAATTACAGTTTGTATTAGGATAGTATAATATCTTTCTGGTTCTAATCCGCTCATATAAATATCAAAGTAGCTTGAATTTTCATCAGCACTAATTCGTGTATATGTTGAATCAAAATCAATTACAAATTCATTAGTACTGGAGTCTTTAATAGCATATAAAGATTGGGTTTCAGGTAAATAATAGTTTGTAGTGTATAATGATGATGTGATAAATTGCCTTGTAGGGTATTTTGGAATTGCTGCTATTCTAAATCTAGCTATGCTTTCTGAATAATATGTTCCCTCATTATTATATACTGAAATTTTACTTTCAGCTGTATTTAGTATAGTATTTGTAGAGGAACCAGTTGAAAAACTATAATCATCCCATTTAAATTCTAATTGAGGGGGATATATAGTATTGGTATCAATAGAAAAATATCTAAATATGTGAGTATTATTTAATGATACACTAGATTCTTCACTATCAGGTTGTTTTACAATAAACCCATTGTTTGGGAATCCATTATTAGAATCTACTGAATTACTATACCATGTTTTTATTGTGTTGGTAACATCAACATTTATATCTGTGGGGTTGTAATAGTTGAATGACTGGGATTGTATTATATTTAATCCTAAGTTTGAACCTGTAAACCAAGTACCTCCACCGTCTTTTCCTGTGGGGAAAGAAGCTGTAGAATATGCTGCAAATCCAGACGTTAACCATTCTCCTGAACCTGAAAATGTTCTGTATTTCCAACTACATCCATTAGTTACTGCTGGTTTATCGTCATATCGACCTGTACCCATATTCCAACTTTCGGACACAGGATAAAAATACAACATATTATTCCCTGCTAAACCTGTAACTAAAGCAGCATAATTTCTTAAATAAACATTAAAAGTACTACCATTTATTTTGTTGTTAATAATATCATCTATTTCATCTTGGGAAAATTGGATTAGATATCTACTAATAGCAGTGTTATCTAAATCTGACACATAAGTGGATGCTTCTAAAATTTGATCCAAACCAGAGTTTAAATCTATATCTTCAGTATATATTGAAGTGTCTTTAGTGGGAAATATTTTATATATAGCCATAATATATTATATTAAAGTGGTACTACTCTTCCTTTGATATCTACAGATGGGAATTTAACTTCAAAAATCATAGGGTCTAATGAGGGATAAACTACATCATTAATAGTAGCACCCTTAATATCATAAGCATAAGGGCTATAACCTAAAGCTTCACCTGTTAAATTTACTATTTCCACATTTTTTACTGTTTGAACCCCCTTAACTTTATCTAAACCAATATATAATTCTTTTAATAAGATAGGTTGATTAATTTGCCATTTATCTATATTAAAATAGTTATTTAAACTTTGTATACAACGAGCTAAAGTGTTGTTGTTGTTGAAATTGGGGTAAACAATAATATCAAAGTTTATGCCAATATTAATTATAAAAGCATCTTTAATTTTAATAGAATCATTTATCATTCTATACTCTGAAAGATAAGTTTGAAGATTTCTTTTTAGAGCTGGGGTTGATGTTTTTAACTTATTATTTGCATTTTTAGATAAAATATATAAATCTAAAATTGTAGGTAATTCACCTGGTTGGTATTCTCCTATTTTAGCAGGTTCAGCATAAGCTTTAGCTACAGTACCTAATCTAGCAGGCATTGATAAGGCTCTTACTAAATAGTCCGCCTGTGTGACTGTTCTAAGTTGGTTTTGAAAATTACCTAAAGCATTTTTTCTTAATTCTTCTATATTATCTCCATCTGAACCCCCATCAGCAGCAATAGGATTATCTACAGCTACTGAATTAAAAGTAGTGTTAGCTAATGATGAATCAGATAAATTAGGATTTAAAAACCTAATAAAGCTTGTATCAATTTCAGTTAAGGTGTTTGCTGGAATATTGGAAGACACACCCCCACCGGTTAAATATCTAACAGTTAGGGTTGTATTTGAAGGGGCAATCCCGTAAGTATCGTTGAATACAAAGTTTGTGGGAGAAAATGCTGTGGTTAGTTTATTTTTTTGAAAAGGTAAACCTAACCCAACATTATCAGGATTAGGTATTAGTTCCTCATCATTTACGTTATTTGTACCCGCCCCAAATTGAATCTCAAGAGTAGTTTTATTTTTAAATCTTGTTACAAATCGACGTTGAACTCTTCTTAATCTTAAGAGATACGGTACTTCAGTATCACTTGATAAATTAGGGTCATTAGGGTTTGTATTTCTAATTGTGTCAAACACTGTTTCTTGAGCAAGGTTTGGAACTTCATACCAAGTGTTACCATTTGAATCTGTAATATCTAATATCCCTATAATATTAGTAGAATTGATTGTACGTTTATCAAATTTTACAGGAGTTCCAAACGTAAATGTGGTAGTGTTAATGGTAGATGAAATAGCTTTACGTTTTTTCTTTAAAAGGAATGTTATAGGAATTCCACTACTTAATTCATACACACTAACTTCTGTAGGATCTAATGAACTTGATACTGAAAAATCAATAGAATCTTCTAATATAAATGGCACTCCACTTACTCCATTAACTACTGCATTTTCTTGGATAAATAAAGCATAATCATAATCAGGAACTTCAGCATCCCCAACGGTTTTTGCAGGGATAGTTTGATATACATCTATTTCTACTGTTGAGGGAGTAGTAGTTTTAGGGACATAACCCAAAAGATAAGAGAGATTGTATAAATTTTCAGTTTGACGCGCATATTGTATAAAAGTTTCTTGAATTTGATTATCTAAATAAAATGATAGTACATCACCTACATAAGATGCCATTTCCATAAACAGCATACCAGTTGAAGTTTCTGTAAAATCATTATATGTGTTAGGGAAATATGTTTTAGAATACTCTACTAAAGCATTTCTAAAACTATTAAAATCCCTATCAATGTATCTAATATCTCTTTTTATTTCAGCCATTATTGTAATAATATGTTAATACTATCTTGAATACCAAATAATACTATACTATATGTAAGTGTAAAATTAATAGTATTGCTGTCTGGGGTGTTATTAAATGAAATTTCTTGTATTACAACATTTGGGAAAAAACGTGATATATCTTGTTGAATTATATCTCTTAAATTATCAGTGGTTAAATCATCTATTTGCTCAAATAAAAGGGCTCTCAAATTAGCTCCAAAATTTGGGTTAAATATTCTTTCACCTCTATTCGTTAATAAATAATTAACAAGGTTAGCTTTTATTTGATCTCGAGTAAAGTAAGTTGGAACAAATACAGCATCTCCATTTAGGGGAAATCCAAACCCAATGGCTTTTCTTTCTTCTAAATCTAAAGGATACTGACTTTGTATTACTCTAGCCATTACCTATTATTTAGTAATTTAGAAATTTGGTCTAAACCTACACTTCCTGCAGGAAGAGAACCATTTAATGTGTCTACTCCAGGTTGAGGAACGAACTTTTGAGCATATTGAGATGTAACTGTAGAAGTCTCATTTAAAATTTGGGCGTATCTATCTCTTACATCTAATGGAGGGGAAGACATATTATCTGAGAAGGGAGAGGGAGTCATATAAGATTGTTTTTGCTCCATTTGAACAGGTAAAGAAGAATTTATTTTTGAAGATTTTACAGCTTCTAATAATATATCTTTTAATTCATCCTGGATAGCTTCTTTAACAGCTTCTTTGATTAAAATTTTTAATTGTGATAATTTCATAATATTAATTTATTTATCTATAAATTTCACCTTTTATAAATCCGGTAGGTCCAATCAAATCTTTTATTTCTTCGTCAGATTTTTCAGCGAGAGGAGTATTTGCTAAATAAAGATCACCTTTCACTTGTAAACCTTTAGGTAAAGATGTAATTGGAGTATTTTTTAAAGTGAGA